GGTATGATTCGTGAGATGTCAATAGCCTTTTACGGAGCGTAAGTATGTTTGGTTTACCTATTGAAGCTATCTCCATGCTAGGATCTACGGTCCTGGGTGGTATTATGAAAATGATGGGCCAGGCTCAGCAAGATAAGGCTGACCAGTGGAAGATGATGATGGCCCAGAATAAGCAAGCTGAAGAGTTTGTTGACGCTGCCCGCCAGATGCAGAATCCCAATGCAGCCTGGATTCGTAGGTTCATCGTTGTCCTGGCTATGACTGGAGGACTGGGCATTGTCTTCCTAGCCCCAGCTATGGACACGGTTACCAACGTCCCTGTGACTACCACCGAGGGCTTTAAGTTCTGGTTGTTTGACTTTACCCGTCCTGTAACTACCTATGTACCACTCAAGGGATTCGTGACACCTGACTGGCTCCCTGTCTCGATTATGAATATCATTGGTTTCTATTTTGGCTCTGCTGCCATGCAGCGTAGATAAGGAGAGGTAGGTATGGCTGTAGAATATGTCTCAGAAGGCACTAAACACGTCCTAGACGGGGTTTCTGTGATCACGGTAATAGGAGCCCTAGCCGAGGTGCTGCCAGCCGTTGCAGCCCTGTTTACAATCGTTTGGACGGGTATCCGTATTTGGGAATCTGCCACCGTTCAGGGTTGGTTAGGTAAGAAATAACTTGACAAAACGTCAAAAGTATGCTATAATATAGTATCTTTAGAGAACTTAAAACATGTCCAGAAAAATATCAGTAGCAAGTACAAAGAATACGACAACCAAAGATGTATTGTATACTGTTCCCACTAAGAATACTGCTTTATGGAACTTGATGTACATTATTTCTTTGACTGGTAACGCTACACCTAAAGTTTATTGGTACGATAAGTCTACTAATACTGAGTTTTTTATTGTTGGTGGTAAGAACTTAGGCACTGGTGAATATATTATTCTTAACCAAGCTGAAGTTGTATTACAAGAAGGTGATGAGATTAGGATTGAGAATACAACTACTTATACGGTAACTTATGTTGCCACGATAGAGCTAGTACCAAACCAAGCAACCCAGTTCCACGGAGGCTAATATGCCAATGGTCGGTGACAAGAAGTACCCTTACACTAAGGCTGGTAAAGCCAAGGCTAAGAAAGCCTCTGAAAAGATCTCTAAGCTTCGTAAAGAAGGCTATCCTCAGAAACAGGCTGTTGCTATCGGCCTGAGCATGGCTGGTATGAGTAAGAAGAAAAAGAAATGAAGCCTGGACTCTACGCTAATATCCATGCTAAGCGCAAGCGTATTGCTGCTGGTAGTGGTGAGAAGATGAAGAAACCAGGACAGAAGGGTGCTCCAACGGCTAAAGATTTTAAGCAAGCTAAGAAGACGGCTAAGAAATGAACTTCTGGATAGGCGTAGCGTTCTTCTGTTTAGCGGATACCTGCGCCTTCTGGAAAGCTGATCAGAACTTCTATAGTAAAGAGAAGTGTGAAGATAGGGTTGAGTTCGTAATGAAAGAAGTTACAAATGCGGGTGGTATTGCTAACGGTGTCTGTCTTCCAATTAAACCAGGACAAGCATAATGGTTAAGAAGGTTTATCAAAACAAAGAAGGTGGACTCAATGCCAAAGGCAGAGCTTACTTTAAGCGCACTGAAGGGGCTAATCTAAAGCCTCCAGTGTCTTCTAAAGAGGCTGCTAAATCACCTAAGAAGGCTGCACGGCGTAAGTCTTTCTGCGCTCGGATGTCTGGCGTTGAGGGACCAATGAAGGATGAAAAGGGCCGTCCTACTCGTAAAGCCCTGGCTCTTCGTAAATGGGATTGCTAAATGAACTACCTAGATCTGGTTAATGATGTACTAATAAGACTGCGGGAGAACGAAGTTTCTTCTGTTAATGATACCCCTTATTCTAAACTAATTAGTAAGTTTGTTAGGGATGCTCAGCGTCAAGTAGAAGATTCCTATAACTGGGAGGCATTGAGCAATACCCTTACAATGAATACCGTCTCTGGTTTGTTCAACGGTGTCTTGGTGGGTTCTGGTGTTCGCTTCCGTATTATTGATGTCCTTAATGACACAAGTAACTGGGAGATGAAGTACATCGACTCAAAAACATTGAATGAGTGGATGAGACTTAATGAGCCAACTCAAACAGGTTCTCCAACCTACTATAATTTTAACGGTGTAAGTGCTGAGGGAGATACTCAGGTAGATATCTACCCAATCCCTGATGGTGTGTATACTATTAGATTTAATATTATTCAAGCCCAAGACCCTTTAAGCCAGGACAGTGATCGTCTATTAGTTCCTGCCGAGCCTGTTATTTTCTTGGCCTATGCTAAAGCTTTGGCTGAGCGTGGTGAAGATGCTGGTATGTCTTCTGGTGAGGCTTATGCCCTTTATCAGAACTCATTGGCTGACCATATTGCTATTGAAGACAGCCGCTATCCTGACGAAAACATCTGGAAAGCCCACTAATGGCTAAACCTCTAGTAACCTCTACAATTGCTGCTCCTGGTTTTCTGGGTCTAAACACTCAGGAATCTAGTATCCAATTGTCTAGTGGGTTTGCTCTGACTGCAGAGAACTGCATCATTGACAGATATGGTAGGATAGGTGCAAGGCGTGGATGGACTCCTGTCAACGCTACTAACGCTGATCTAGGCTCTAGTAATATTGAGTTTATATTTGAGATGGTTGATCCTAACAGTGACAATCATCTTATTTCTGCTGGTAATAACAAGTTGTTTGTCGGCACTGAGACGCTTACACAGACTACTGTAACAAATGCTGATGGAGATGCTCCAGCAACATATACCATTACAGGCAATGACTGGCAAGCTGCTTCTATCCCTTACGGTGATGGTACTGAGGCAACCCCTCACGCTTATCTAGTACAGGCTGGTCATACTCCTCTTGTATATCATAAACAACCTGCTACTTCTAGTAGTTTGCCACATGATCATGATGGAGCTTATGGATTTCAGGTTCTTGGTTCTGCTCAAACTGGAGGAGCAACTGTAGGTTCTTTGCCTCCTGGATATACAACTACTGATTTCAAACCAAACACTATTCTGTCCGCTTATGGACGTATTTGGATGGCAGACATTTCTGGTGATCGACAGACTGTATACTTTAGCCAGCTACTCAATGGATCTGAGTTTGATGGTGGTGATTCTGGTTCTCTGTCTATTAACTCAGTATTTCCTAACAATGATCAGATTATTGGTCTATCTGCACATAACGGATTCTTGATCATTTTTGGACGGAATAATATTGCTATCTACGCTAACCCAATTGATGTTACTGAGCTTACTTTGGCTGACTTTATTCCGAATGTGGGCTGCGTAGCTAGAGATTCTATTGTCAATACAGGTACGGATGTTATCTTCTTGTCTGATTCTGGTGTTCGCAGTTTGCAGCGAGTGATTCAAGAGAAGTCTCTACCGATGCGTGACCTGTCAAAGAATGTACGTGACGAGTTGGTGTCAAACGTAGCTTCTGAAACTGCTACAAAGATTAGGGCTGTGTATTATGATCGAGATGCTTTCTATCTACTTGCTCTACCTGCCACTCGTTATGTCTACTGCTTTGACCTTCGGGCTCCTCTTCAAGACGGAGCAGCACGTGTTACTATTTGGAATAACATTGAGCCTCATGCCTTTGTTGTTACAGCAGCTAAAGAACTTCTAATAGGCAAAGCTGGATACGTTGGTAAATACTACGGTTATCTAGATAATGCCAGTACTTACCGCATACGCTATTTCACTAACTACTTTGACTTTGATCAGCCAACCAGCCTAAAAGTTCTAAAGAAAGCTGGCTTTGTTGTAATTGGCGGATCTGCTCAGCCTGTGTCTGTCAAGTACGGGTTTGATTACACTGACAACTATATTGGTATTACGAAATATCTTGACAGTGCTGTTGTTTACGAGTATAATATAGCTGACTACGGTGTAGCAACTACAGTAAGCGAAACGCAAGAAACAGATCCTCCAACCGTGACAATTGAAACAGTTGACGAAGAAGATGTTGTAGTCTCGTCTACGCATTATTTAGTAGATTTTAGTACGACTTATAATGCAGGTTCTGGATACAATACTTCATACCCTGTTCATTTAGATGCTGATGGTTATTATTACTCTGCTCGTTATTTAAAAGACGAGAATGGTCAGTTTTTAAGAGATGAGGACGGTAATCTTATTCCTGTAGAAAACAGAACCGAGTATGTTTATTATTTGAAATCAGGTTCTTTCTTGGGTGAGTATACTGGTGGTATTGTGCTTGACAGATTTACTGCTAACCTTGGTGGTTCAGGTGCTGTTCTTCAGATTGGTATTGAGTCTGACATTAACGGAGATCCTTTGTCAATTCAGAAGATTGACGTAGGTGTTAAAATTGGTAAAACTGTAATTTAAGGAATAGAGATGAGTGACTATATTAAAGGAAGTAACTTTACATCAAAGGATATTCTTCCTACTGGGGACTCTAACAAGATCATCAAGGGTACTGAACTTGATGTTGAATTTACTGCTATTGCAAGTGCTATTGAGTCAAAAGCAAATAAGGCAAGCCCTGTATTTAGCGGTACTCCTACAGCACCTAATCCAGCGGCAGGAACTAACAATACTCAAATCGCTACGACTAGCTGGGTAAATGCTGCAATTGATGATGATATTACCGCTCTTAGTTTGGGTACGATGTCTACTCAAGGAGCAGGTGCTGTTGCTATTACTGGTGGCACTATTGCTGATACTACTGTAAACGGTTTTACTGTTGGTAGTAACGCCGAAGGAACTAAGACTATCTCTACTGAAGAGCCTTCTGGTGGTGCTGATGGTGATGTCTGGTATAAGGTCTCTGCATAATGACTCTGCATGTAAAAGACAATGACGAATGGAAGTCAGTCACTAAGGTTGCTGTGAAGCACGATGGTGAGTGGAAGACCCCTGCCGTCTATGTCAGAGACTTCTTCCAATGGCGAGGTGTGTGGCCTGAAGTCCAAATTAACTACCTTGTAATCGGAGGTGGAGGCGGAGGAGGTGGTGGTGTAGGTGACGCTGTTGGTGGTGGAGGCGGCGGAGGTGGAGGTGGTGGCTTCAACGAAGGAAGTGCCACTCTTCTAGTAGCAGGCTTCTCCGCAGACATTACTGTAGGTAACTATGGCGCAGGTGCTGGATACAATGCTTATGGATCTGCTGGTGGCACTTCAACGCTGTCTTCTACTCTGTTAACTGTCTCAGCGACTGGTGGTCAAGGCGGACATGCTGCTGCTGGTAAGGGAGGCGCAGGTGACGGAGGTGGCGGTACTGGCGGTACTCCTAACGGTAAGCAAGGTGGTGGAGGATCAGATGATCGCCCAGGAAACCCTGGAATTGCTGGTAATACCTCTACTATTATTGATGGCTCTACTTCTGTAAACTACGCTGGCTCAGGTGGAGGCGGTGGTGAAGGAGGAGGTGGAGCAGGGGGTACTGGAGGCGGCGGAGCAGGTGGAGATTTTAGTGGAAGCGGTGCTCCAGCTACAGGATATGGTGCAGGTGGTGGAGGAGGTGGTGGTAACGGAGGCGGTGGAGGTAATGGTTCTAAAGGAGTTGTTATTGTCTCTTACACATGGCCTGAACAGTTAATGACTGGTGGTGATACTGTTACTTCTTATGGATCTGGTGATTCTACCACTTGGATACACACCTTTACTAATGACGGAACACTTACCAGCAACGTATAATGGTTAAGTTTCCAGTAGTACAGCGTCCTGAGTATATTATGTATTTGGAGTACGCCTTTGATATGTTTTGGCTCCACACTGATGTGTTTAAGTGGACCGCTGCAGTAAAGAAAGATTTTGTTCGTAACCTAGATAGACTTCAAGACTTGCTCAACTCGCCTATCTATGGAATGGTTGACAATAGTAAGCTAGGTAAGTTTAGTAAGTCGATTGGGTTTGTGTTTCACAGTCTCGTAAGAGGAAATGATAATAATGTATATGAAGTATACTCAAGGAGTTTATAATGGGTAAGATTGTTGGTAATCTTCTAGGATTCACTTCTGCTGGTAATAAGGCAGCGGCTGAACAGCTTCAGGCAGGCAAGATGGCAGCATCTGCTGCTGCGTTCAGACCAGTAGACATTACCAGTCGGTTTGGTGCTGGTAAGTTTGAGATGGGCACTGATGCGTATGGCACTCCTATTTTAAAGGGAGCAAGCTACGAAGTCTCTCCAGAGATGAGGGCTATTCAGGATGCAGTCTCGGCTCAGATGCCAGGAGCCGTTGCTCAAGCTGCTGCTGTTACTGAACAAACTGCTCCTTGGTTGACAGGAGGCGCACAAAATCTATTTAGCCTCGGTTCTCAGTATCTTGCTCAGTCCCCTGAAGCGGCTGCTAGAGACTACTACTCTACTCAGCAAGCATTGCTTGAGCCAACCCGTCAAGCTGAAGAGGCTCGACTGGCTCAATCAGTGTTTGGACGAGGACGCGCTGGTCTAAACATAAGAGGTGTTAATCCTGATCTAGCTACTTATGCTGGTGCTAATCGTATGCAGGATCTGCAGTTGGCTGCTCAAGCTGAACAGGCTGCTCAACAGCGTATCGGTTTTGGTGCTGGGCTGTTTGGTCAAGGTACTGATCTCTACAATCAACTGTACAGTCTTCAGACTGGTGCTTACAGCCCGCTTCAGACTCAGCTTGGTATGGTTCAGTCCATCGAAGAACTGGCTCAACAGCCTCTGCTCCTCGGCGCACAGCTTGGTGGTCAGCAGGCTACCGCAGGTGCAAACATGGGTCAAAGCTTGTTGCAAGCAGGTCTCGGTGCTGCTCAGACTCGTCTTCAAGGAAATCTGGCAGGTGGTCAGGTTCTTGGTGGAATTCTTGGTGGGCTTGCTGGTGGTTTTGGCGGAGGCTTCGGTGCTGCTGCTGGTAAAAAATTCTTTGGATAAGGAAATAAAATGGCTCAGATGAATCTTTCCCAGCTTTCTCAGTTGTACAAAACTCCTCAAGAAATTATAGAGGATGAGCGTAAAAAACAGGCAGCAGCTAAAGAAGCACGTATGCGTATGTATGCTTCTCTTGGTCAAGGTCTTGGACCTTTCCAGGGGTCTGTGCAAGCTTGGTCCACTCTTGGTGAAGGCTTTGCTAGGTATTTTGAAGAGAAGGCTTTGCAAGAAAGTCCAATGTACAACAAGGCTATTGACCTTGAAAATATCTTAGCTTCTTATCAAGAAGAAGATTTGACCAAGCCTGAGACTATGCGTAGCCTAATCAAGAATCTCCAGGCACGTGGGCACACCAAAGAGGCTCTTGGTTTTGCTGGTCAACTACAATCTATGGAGCAAGGTCAGAACGAAGCTGTTACAGCGTTCACTGGTATGGTTGATGGAAAACGTGTTCCTCTTACTTACGATAAGACTAGTGGTGCTTACAAATATCGTAAAGACGGTAAGCTTGTTGATTATGCTGGTGACATCGAATACAAACCTTCGTCACTTGACCCAGTTAAAGAAGAGATTGCTGCTCGTCTACGTAACCAGAGAAAGCCCAATGGTACTGCTGCTGCTCAGCCTGCTGCTGGCACTGTTCAGATGGGCAAGGATGGAAGACCTACTGGTAAGCTGAATCCTGCTAACCTGCCTCCTCCTGCTGCTGGTACACCAACTCGTCAGGAAGCATTATCTATAGCTGAAGCTGATAGATTGAAGAAGCAAGCAATCCTTGAAGCTGAGAAGAAGCGTATCCTAGAAGAGTTGACCGCTCAGGGAATGAATATCGCCCCTTAAGGAGTAGACATGGCTTATGAAGTCTCATGGGATGCATTCAGTAAAGAAGATGTGGATGCAATCCTGCAGGGTAGGTATGACCTAGTATCAGAGCCTGGTCTACGTCTACTTAACAACAATCCGTATGAATCAGGTGAATCGTTCCAGCGTGGTGTAGAGCGAGGCTTTACCTCAACCTTACGAGGCATTGCTGAGCTTTTTGGTGCTGACAAGACACAAGAAGACATCGAGCGTGAGCGTGAGTATAGAGCCATGCTTGAGCTTAATCCTGCTGCTACTATTAGTGGTTCTCTTGTGGGAAGTGTCGGTGATCCTACTAACCTAGCCCCTATCGGGACTGCTAGAACTTTCGGTCAATTCGTAAAGCAGGGTATGGCTGTGGGTGGCGTTGCAGGCCTCTTAGAGCCCACGTATACCGCTCCTGAGCAAGGTGGGTATGATGATAGCCGACTACAAAACATAGCCTTTGGAACAGGCTTTGGAGCCCTTGCAGGGGCAGGTATTGGTAAGCTTGTAAGTCGCTCTGCTGGCAAGCCTGAGCAACTAGCTTCTGACCTCGTAGGCAACGCTCAACAGGAACTACAGGCAGCTATCACCAATCCAGGTGACAAGTCTAAATTCCTTGGTGCTTCCCTGGAGACTTTGCTGCAACGTAAAGCTGACGATCTGAAAGCTGCCCAGCCTCCTGCTCCTGTTACTACGTCTCCAAACGGTGCTGTCCAAGTTGTTACCAATATCGAGGGTGAGAAAACCCTCCCAACTCTAGACCCTGCTCTCAGGGCGGCTGCTCCGATCTTTGGCAGGACTCCGATGGCCTTCAATAACGACATTGACCTAGCTGCTTACGTAGCTGGAAAGGGCACTTCTACGTCTGCTGGTAAGTATCTTGGCTTTCTAGCTAGGGCCTTAAACCTTAATGTAGCAGACGCTCAAAAGCTGGCTAAAGAGGCCTACAACGAAATGAAGAAGAACAGTGGTCAGTTCCTTGTTCAGGCTGGTCTGAAAGGCGAGAACCCTGTCAATATCCCTGTACGCACTAGCCGTGTCATTGATAATCTTATCAATCCAGTTGAGAAATTCCTTGACAATGAGTCAAAAGTAGTGTATAATTATGGGGTAAAGATGCTGGAGCAAGAAGGTAAAGGTAAGTGGAAGATCAATGCTTCCGATGCTAACTTGACAAGCATTCATGCAAAACTGCTTGAGACTGATCCTAACGCTGGGGTGATTGATGCTGCTAAGGCAGCTTTTGGCTATGCTCGTGGTCTTCGTCACATGAAGAATGAGTATGGTCCTCAGTTCAAGGCTAAGTCTTTTAACGACTTCCTAAAGAATGCTGGTGACGATAACGATATGTTGCTTGCTATTCTTAAGGGTGGTGATCTTGATGGGTGTCCGATCTAATGGCTAAATGTTACGCTCCTTACTATAAGCACCTGCTTCCTAAGAAGAGGATCTCTCCTCTGACTCCTCGTCAGTTGAAGATGATCTCTGAGATTAAAGATCCTACCAGGAAAGCTAAGACTCTCGGTGTATTGTCTAAGTACCTGGACGATACGTCTCTGGTTGCTCTCAATATCGCTGATCAAATCAGTCCTCAGCGTCTGAAGCAGTTGACTCGTCTTGGTCAACCTATGTCAGAGCAAGAGCGTCAAGCTCAGGGGCAGATTCAAGAGATCATGCAGTCGATTGATCCTGCAATGAAGGAAGACTTTGATTTTGTCTCGGAGCAGATTGCTAAGCAGTATCGTAAAGGTGACGTTCTTACAGAAGGTGAGCGTGAGATCCTGTATGGTGTGTTTGCTAAACAGCAACAGGAACTACCAGTCGTTATGGCTCAGCTAGAGGAAGCTTTGGCACTCAATGACGATGAGCTCATCACTCTGTTCGGAGGTAAATATCTACAATTCGTACAAGCTGCTGCTGCAGTTGCTGGTGACAAGAACGCTGTGTCTATGGTCCAACGATCATACAAGCGTCTCAATAAGCAATTGAAAGACAACTCGGCTATTACGAGACTATTTGATGATGAGGCTTGCTGATGGCTCTTAGCGAAAAATGTAAAGCAATGTTGGGCAACGTAGCTCGTGCTGCGAGGAATATGTTCAACAACCCGCACCTAGATCGTAAGGCTGTAATGACCAGCTTTGCAAAGTCTAGCGTGGACAGTGTGCAAGATCCATCTCTACGTCAGGTGGCTTCTACTGTTGTTCGTAACAACTACCTGTCTGCTACTGCTACGTTCTTCAAGAACCTTGGTGGTAACATGGGCAGGCTGATTGAGCTACCGCTTGCACGTCTGTTCTCTGGTAGGCCTATGGAAGCTGTGGCTATCATCGAAGGTTACGCTGGTGCATTCTGGAAGACATTCCCTCGGTTCATTGGTGGCTTTGCGAATAAGAATATTGAGTTCGATGGACGTACTGGTCAAAACATGGACGTGTACTTCAAGATCCCTCTGGTTGATCGTAAGCACCTGGACCTCATCAATAAGCCTATCAACGCTATCGCTACGTTCCCTCAGAGCTTGCAGCGTGGCGTGGACGAGGGCTTTGCTGTTATGCTGGAGCAGGCTCAGTACGAGGTGATGAAGCATCGTATCAAGCACATGGCTGACGAGGATGTACTAGCTCGGTTCGGTATGGATAAGCATGACTTCGTAGATCAGATGGATGAGATCCTTAAGCTGCGCGATAAGAACTATCGTGACGCTGTTCAGACCATTGGAAGTGATCTAACCAAAGAGCAGAAGGGTGAAGTGTGGGCTAAGGTTAAACCATTGTGGCAGATGATGGAAAGCATCTCTCCCCAGATGGCTTCTGAGATGGAAGACTTTGCTCGTTATGGTGTGTTCCGTCAGCGTCTTGGTGATTCGTTTATTGACCAGTCAACCAGGAAGATTGCTGAGATGGTCACTAAGAGCCCTGAGCTTGCACTGATCCTACCATTCGTGGTGACTCCAGTAAACATTGCTAAGTTTGGCTTTGGCTATGTCCCTGGTATCGGCCTGCTACGTGCTCGTCCTGACTTCGGTAACCTGCTTACTAAGGGCAAGCTGGTACTCAAGGATATCCAGAAGTACGAAGAGGCTATTGCTAAGCGTGAGGCTAAGCTGGCTACTGCTATTGAGAAGGGAAACGAGGGAGCTATTGATCGACTGAATAAAGAGATTGGTACGTTAAAGGGAAGACTACAGTTTGAGCGTGACTTCAATCGTGACCTGATTGCTCAGCAGATCCTGGGTGCTGGCTTCGTTGGTAGCGCATACTACATGAAGCAGAATGACATGCTGACTGGTGAGTACTCGAACGATCCTGCTAAGCGTAGGGTTCAAGAAGAAGCTGGCTTCCAGCCTAACTCGATCAAGATCATGGGTAAGTGGGTTAGCTACGCTGGTATCGAGCCTCTGCATACTGTTCTGTCTATGACTGCTACGGCTATGGATCAGATCCAGGAGAGCATGATCAAGGGTGAGGATATGACTGAGCGGATCTTCCGCGTTGGTAACGTCATCAAGGCTGGCTTCCTGAGCAAGACCTTCACTGAGCAGCTTGCTAATGCCATGTCTGCTATCCAGTCTGACAACCCCAAGAAGATCCAGCAGTTTGTTGTCAACATGTCCAACGGTCTTGTACCTAACGTGCTCAACGAACTAGCTCGTATCGAAGACCCCATCAGACGTGAGATCAGAGATCCTGAGATGGTTGCATGGATTATGAACAACATGAAGTCTCGTATCCCATCGTACCTTGGTGGTGGAAGACAAGAGCTTCCTGCTTCTGTGAGCTTGCTTGGTGCAGAGCGTCAGCTTCCCAGCACTGCAAGTCAGATCTCTGGCTTCCCTGTCAAGAAGGCTGATCGTACTGTAGTCCAGGAGCTAATGAATAACCCAGAGCTACGACTCATGCCTGTGAGCAACAAGGTGGCTGGTGTCGAGCTAACCCCTGAGCAATACAATCGTCTTGCCACTCAGTCTGGTCAGATGCTGAACATCTTCGTAGAAGCTCTGGCTACCAGCGAAGGCTTCTTGATGCTGCCTAAGTCGCTGCAAGCTAAGTTCATCCAGGACTATGCTTCTAGCTTCCGTAGAGATGCTCGACTGGCTATGATCCCTGAGATCATTCAGGACCCTGCTCAGCGTGAGGCTTACCAGCTTCAAGAGCTCCTGAAGAACGGCATCAATCCCTACACTTACAATGAATAGTCTCTTCGACTTCTTTGTTAAACTTTCTCTGTGGGCTTGGTATAGCCCTTACTTTATGCTCGGAGCCAATAATGGATAAGAAGAAAAAAGAAACTATCTATGCATCTAGGACTGCTGCTCTAAAAGCTGGTCATATTTTTGAAGGCGATAGGGCAGTAAGGAAGCTGGCTGAATCTAAAGGAGTAACCGTAGATGAGCTAAGTTCCTTGGAGAAAATCCTTGCTAAGTATGAGGGATTCAGCACTGCTAAATATAAAGACTCCAAAGGAGTAATAACTAAAGGACTTGGTCAAACTGGTAAGTTTATCACTGATTCCAATCCTGATAATACTATCAGTGAGCATGTACGTAGAGCTCGTAGATTATTTACTAACTTTGATGAGCTTCCCCAAGAAACCCAAGACTCTTTGGTATTAGCTGTATATCGAGGAGATGCTAAAAATAGTTATAACTGGGTTAAGGCATTTAATGAAGGACAATACGGATTAGCTGCTGAAGAAGTCCTTAATGATAAGACGTACAAAAAGTCAAAAGGACTACTCAAGGATAGATTTGAAGAATACCAGAGAGGAATCCAGCTACAAGGAATGATGCAGCGCGGATACGAGATGATGCCAGATCAACAGAAGTTTGCTCAGTCAGATGATCCCTTTGTTAGGATGGCTCAGCAAGCCCCAGAAACGGCCTCTGATGCCCCTGTTGAGGGTGTCGGTAACCTGGAGCTAACGGAAGCTGAGAAGAAGGCAAGGCAGGCTGAATTAGACGTTGCGCTGGCATCACAAGAGAGGAAGTGGTGGGAGAATCCGTTGACTGATTGGATGTACGGACTGAGATAAAAAAAGAGCCCTCCGAAGAGGGCCCGTCAAGTACTACTCTGGGATATTCTTACTTAACAAGATCCGTAGGATGAACAGGTCAATGACCCAGTATCCTTTGTCTAGCTCCTGGTACTCAATACCAACTGACATACCAGTGATCAATCCGATTTCGATGTCCATGTCTTCTCCTTATGCGGCCTTAGCCCAACCCCAATCACCTGACATACCGTCTGCATTGTAGTCGGTAACCACACCCTCGAAGAAGTTCTTGAGGCTATCACCATTGACAATCCAGTCAAGCCAAGGTAGGGGATTATCCTTGACCTTCCAGTTTCCTTTGAGTCCTAGCTGAATCAGTCTGCGATCAGCAATGTACCTAATGTAGTTCTTCACCTCCGCAGCAGACAGTCCCTCAATCTCTTTCTTATCCTTGTACGCTAGATCAATCACCTTGTCCTCCAGGGCTACAGCGTCTCGGAACATCTGGTAGATACCAAGCTTAAACTCGTCAGTCACGATCCGTGGATGCTCCTTCAGGAACTCATGGAATAGGCGAGTCATCCCTTCCACGTGCTTGGACTCATCACGAATACTCCACTCCACGATCTCACACATGCCCTTCATCTTGCCATGACGCTGGTAGTTGAGCAGCATGACAAAGGCTGAGAAGAGGCTCATGCCCTCGTTACAGGCTGACTGAGCTAGTGCCTTAGCTAGACCCTGTTGAGTGTGCACGTCAGCAGACTGCATGAACTCGATCTTCTCTTTCATCTCCTCGTACTCCAGGAAGGCAGAGTACTCCTCCTCAGCCAGCCCCAGGGTGTCATTAAGCAGAGCATAGGCTCGCTGGTGTACGAACTCACGATTGACAAAGCTGGTCAGCATAGCCCTGATCTCGTTGTTCTTGAACTTGGGCAGGAACTGTTCGATGTAGTTGGTACCTACTGCTACGTCTGACTGAGTAAACAATCGAAGGATCGATGTGATGTGGTTCTTCTCTTCCTTGCTAATAGCTCCCATCTTCCACTGAGCTACGTCCTCATTGAGCTTAGCCTCCCACTCACCCCAGTGGATCTTCTCGTGTTCTACTGCTGCCTCCACTGCCCAGGGGTACTGGAATGGTTTGTAGGTAATGCTTGGTGCTAGTACGCTCATATTTTATCCCTTTCTGTTCGTAGAAGAATTTGACTGCTTCTTCCATAAGTAAATACTTCTGTTTCTGTTCTTCTGTTAACGGCTCTCTTACGATGTAGTCTCGCCTTATCCGTGGCATGCTACACACTCTTCAGCGTCCTTCAACGCATTCCTGACAACCTTCTGGCTGATCTTATCAGCAGACACACCAGCAGTAGTCCGAAGGTAATACAGCCCCTTCAAGCCCTTCTGCCACGCCCTGATGTGGACGCTATTGACATGTCCCTTGTTGATACCAGCAGGGAAGAACAGGTTAACTGACTGGCCCTGACAGATGTACTTCTGACGATCAGCAGCGTGGTCTACTACCCAGGCTTGGTCAATCTCGAATGCAGTCTTGAACACAGCTTTCTCGTATTCATCCAGGAAGTCTAGGTGCTGGACAGATCCCTCGTTGAGGATGATTGACTGCCACACGTCATCAGTGTTCTGAGCCTTAGACTCTAGAAGTTTTTCCAGGTACTTATTTTTGACAAGATGTGCTCCAGCTCTCGTTCTGTGGACATACGCATTCGACTTAACAGGTTCGATAGATGGTGAACAACCAGCGATAATAGAGCTATTGGCGTTAGGAGCAATAGCAAGCAAGTGAGCATTACGAGTTCCGCTGCCTTCCAAATCACTAGGCTCACCGCGCTGTTCCGCAAGAAGTTGAGTCTCAAGTACTGCCTCCGTTTTGATATGTTTAAAGATAATGTTGTTACGACTGATAGCCATAGGAGACTCCCAGGCAATGCCGTGCTTCTGCAGATAGCTGTGGAAACCCATAGCACCAAGGCCTAAGCTGCGCTCAGCAGAGGCAGAGAACTTAGCTCGCTCTAGCTCACTGGGAGCATTGTCGATGAAGAACTGAAGCACGTTGTCCAGGAAGCGAACAAGGTCACGGATCATCGTGGTGTCTTTCCACTCGTCAAAGTACTCCAGGTTCACGCTCGACAGGCAGCATACAGCAGTGCGCTCATCGTCAGTCACTAGGTGGATCTCGTTGCACAGGTTCGATCCCTTGATGGACAGACCCTTCTTCTTCTGGAACGGATTGAGATCACGATTAGCAGCATCAATAAAGTTCAGGTATGGCTCACCAGTACGGAAGCGAGTCTCAAGGATACGCTGCCATAGCTCACGTGCTGGGATGGTGTCACGAACCGTCTTGTCGTTAGGATCGATCAGGTCCCAGTCCTTGTCAGCTACAACTGACTCCATAAACGCATCACTAATGTTAATAGCATTATGAAGATTGAGGCACTTACGATTAGGGTCACCGCCAGTAGGTACACGTATGTTAAGGAATTCAATAATGTCAGGATGAGAGACATCAAGATACGCCGCATAAGAACCTTTCCGAGTTTTGCCCTGGCGATAGGCAGTCATGTCTGCATCGACTGTCTTCAGGAATGGAATAGGACTAGGAGCAATATCACTGGTAGAACGAATATCAGACCAATGACCACCCACGCCGCCCCCAAGTACTGATAGCCAACGGAGCTCAGCAGTGTGACTGATGAGGCCAGGGAGATTGTCTGGAACGTAGGCGAGGAAGCAAGAAATCGGAAGTCCCTTAGGTTTATCCCCAGGCAGTGGAGCATTACTAAGCACAGGACTAGCAAACATAAACCAACCTCTAGAGGCATAGTCATAGATCCGTTGCGCTAGTTCAAGATCACCGTAGCTGTAGGCAACCGCTGCCCTAGCAAACGCCTGATCAGGAATGTACTCATCCTTCCGCATGTAGTAGTCTTTAAGTAATTTGGTAGCTTGTTCAGAATAGTCATATTGTTTGTCCGTTATTGTTATTCCCAGATGGTTCATTCAGTCTTCCCAGTCTATTAGTTTTTCTAACTTATCTGCACGTTCTTCTATGATATCAGAGAACCGATCTACCAAATCCTCGGAACTAATGTTTAACTCTTCTATCAATGTTATTTCGTCCAGACTCCGTAACCTCTCTTGTATTTCTGTCAGCGTCAATGCCATAGAGGAACCTATTATTATATCAGAGATTCACGTTTTTGTCAAGCTCGTCAACCACTAATTGTGCATAGCCAGCAATATCTAGCCATGAATCCCGATAGTTAGGATCACCATTTAAGATTCTAGCTATCTTGTTGCAGATAAGATCAAGACTCTCCATCTGGTACCACTCCAGGCTGTTGTTCTTCATGTTGTAGGAGCAGCGAATGGCATCCTTAATAAGCTGGGAAGTCATAGCTACGCTACGATAGGAACCATACCGCTCACCACGTTGTTGCAATACACTGTTAATTTCATTCATGTTCGTTTAATCCTCGGGTCATAAATCCATCTATCTTCACACTTATCAGGGGCGGCTGCAGGGGCTTCAAAGAAGTCTGCAAACCCACACCCTGTAAGACTAAGCAGCAGCAGGCTGGCTATCAGTTTTCTCATACTTCTTCCTTAGGTACTTAAGACTGACAGGCATCTCATCGAAGCTTCCATTGTCCACCTCATGCAGCATCCAGATCCCACGCCAGTAGTTGTTGCCCTGAGCTCCCAGATAATCCTCGTCATGTAGGTAGCAGCAGCCACTGAACAGACCAGTCAACTGAGAGCCATCAGCCCTATTAGCGTAGGCAATCTGCCTGCCTTGCACGTGCCCCATTACAGCAGACATGTGACGCTTTGTCAACAGCGCAGCAGCACTAGCTACTGGTCTACCCATCACGCCCGAGGTAAAGAAATGACAATATACCACACCGTCAATAACAACAGGAGTAAGGTAATCAAACACCTCCCAACCAGCCTCTTTGTATCCAAGATCTCCCATCCCAATTGTTCCATCCAGCTTTGAATCATTCTCAACTGCTCGATTGATTCGATCTTCGTGATTTCCGAGGGTGAGGACCATTCGGGGCTTGTACTGCTTCTCTTTGTTTCTTCGCTGTCGTTCATTAAACTTCCTCATAGGATCAAGTAGCAGGTTCATCGCGTACTTGGTGACTTCAATATCGGTCTTGTATCGCCTGCCCTCGAAGCTCTTCTTGCCTACATCATATGAAGAGAGACTAGGCATATCGGCAAAGTCTCCAATGTTGATGATAACATCTGGCTTCTTGTCAACAATATATTGACCAACCCAGGAAAGATATGAGAGATCGACTCCATCTTTAACCTGACAATCAGGAATTACTAAATGTGTTCGTGTCATCTTTGTTTACCATCTCCTTTACGTTATAGCCATAAGCTGCGCCGAGGAAATCAAGGAACTCATTATGGATCTCATCCCATGTCGTACAGTCACTGACCACTAGCTTCTTCGTGAGCTCGTTGGCTTTGAAGTTATCAGGCCACTTCTGACCACGGAACGTGAACTCAAACTCCATCGTGTATTCCTTGGGATCATCTACTTCGTAGGGGACTCCAGAGACTCGCATGTTACAACTCCTTTTAAAAGTTTAAAATAATATTCAGCGTCTACAACTACCAGGGGGCATCTTCGATTCTGCTTAATAACAACGACTGGCTCTCTCGATGCTGGCGTGTTTGTTCTCGCTTGGTCATAGAAGCCGTAAACGGCAATTCGATCCCTGCTTTTGCACTCGATAGAAATGCGTAGTCGCTCGGACGCAGCTTTGGAAAAGAGGATGTCTTCCCCTTGCGCCCCCATGCTGATTGACCTAACGTCTTCTTCACTGAGGTTGAACTCCTTGATTATCAGATCCCTGGTCCACTGTTGTAGTAGCCTTCCTTTGTTCTTTGCGCTGCTTGGCTTCAAGGTTAATCGCCTTCCGTTTTTTAATCCAGGCCTTGGGTATATGCATCCTGGCATTGCTCATTGTTAATGACCACGTAGCTGCCACACAAATTGCGTCTTTAGTCTCATCGATAATGTATCCGACTGTATGGCAATTGTGTAGCTCTGCTTTACATCCTGCTTCCCAGCCCAAATCAGCAACCGCATCTACCCATTCGAGGTAGACAAGCTTGGGGGTTGCCACATTTGGTTTTCCTTTCGTCTTATCCATAGTAGTTGTGCCATCTCCGTCATGCGGTGAATATCGTTGTTATACGCCGCAAGAACTGCGGTGAATAGTTCCTGCTCAGTAAGAGCATCACCAAGGATCTTATCAGCTTTCTTAGGACCAATGCCTTTAAGACCAGGGATGTTATCCACTCTGTCACCTGTG